ATGCTAGAAGTAGTTTGAAGTTAGCGCTCGCCGTATCTTGTAAGTTTGATAAGCAGTCAGGCGAACCTATTTATTTACAGACCCAATACGCCGAATAGAGGTTTTACCCCCTTTCTATTTATCGCTTAGGGCAGTCAGGACAGAGTAGGTTTCTTACATAATCTCTTGAGCGAATAGAAAACTTTTCTCCGCATAAATAGCAGTTTATCCAAATCATTACTTGCTTTGTTCTTGCCACTTGAGTTCCCTTTCTCTTGGCTTGGTATAAGTCTATCCTAGAAACACGCCGAAATAAATATTTAGCGTGGTGTGTTGTAAAAGTCAGGGAAGTCGTTTAGAGTTATCTCACTAGGGAAAGGAGGGACACAATGGGAAAAAACTTTGTAGGGATTGACGCACCGAAGTATCCAGATATTGAAGTGCAACTTACTGGCGAAGATGGAAATGCCGTAGCAATCATGGGTCGAGTTTCTAACGCTATGAAGAAAGCAGGAGTTTCACAAGAAGAAATAAATGCTTATCTTGATGAGAGTATGTCGAGCGATTACGACAACTTGCTAAGAACTGCCGTGAAGTGGGTATCAGTCGCGTAGGTTCTAAAAAGATAAGGGGGGCGAAAGCCCCCTTTATTTTTTTACCCCCTTGTTATATATGCCGTTGATATTCCACCAGGCCCTGGACCCGGAAATGAAAACTTTGGGTTGGACTTGAAAAGTGCAGGGAAGTAGATTATTATTCAGGTATGAAGTTCTTACCCGATAGCGCAGTTCTTGGTTTCGCTAAGCGACTAAAGCACGCTGGCAAGCCACGCCGTTCTAAGTCAGTTTCAGTTCAGAAAGGAAAGTCTCTAGCGAGTTCTCGCAGAGCCTATGGAATGGATACTAGAAGTTTTGAGGAGTTGCTCGAACAAGCGAGACGACACGCAGAGAAATCAGGGAAGTAGAAAAAAGCAGGGAAGTAAGATAGAGTTATCTCACTAGGGAAAGGGAAAACAAATGGAAGCAGTATTTACTTGGGTAGAGCGAAAGACTAACTCACGCCTTACTCGCAGAGGTCGCTTGGTTATTGGTTGGGCTATTGCGCTCGCCTTCCTTGTGGCGTTCGGTCTTGCTAACTATGCGACAACACCTGCCGAGTGTCGAGTAGATGTAGAGCAGATGTCGCAGTTCTGCAAGGAGTTGTTATACCCATGAACAACTACCTATTAGAGAAAGAGTTAGAGGCATACCGATTTTATGGGTATGAGTATGAAGAAGAGTTTTACCCCATGTCTATATATAGAAGAGGGGTAAAAACAGAACCGAAGGTAAATGAAGTTTTGATAGAAGCGTTTGGGTATTGGTTAGATGCCGTGAACGCTAGTGACTTTGGAAATGACGAAGGACTAGAGGGGGTCTTGGTATGAGCAAGAAAAAGGGAGCAACTGCGCCGACATGGACGCCGTTCGTAGAAGTCGAGGCTATTGGTGGAGAACTTGGCGAACACGAAACAATGTGGCAGAACAGATTTTATGTAGTGATTAGAAAGTATCTTCAGGGAACCCATGAAGGGGCTATTCACTTGAGTATTCGACATATCGACAGAAAAGCCATTAGAGACTGGCGACACTTTCAGAGAATCAAAAATGAGCTGGCTGGAAGCGAGCGAGAAGGGCTAGAGATTTTTCCACCCGAAGAGTATCTAGTCGATACCGCTAATCAGTATCACCTATTCGTTATGCCAGTAGGGCAGACAACCCCTTTCACTTGGAAGAGTCAGGGTCGTATCGTTGGAAATAAGGGAGACGCAGAAGTCATGCGAAAAATGGTGGACTTGGGAGTCAAGCCCGAAGAGACAGTCAATTCAGTTCAGAGGGAAGTGGAAGCATGAGTGAAGAAGTATTAGACCCACAAGCAGGGTTATCAGACCAAGAGTTCGCTTGTCTTTTGATGAGGTCGTGCGGAGTATCTAATCTAGTTGGGGCTTTGGGTTATGCCCATGCCGAAGAGTGTGGATTTTGCCAAGGAACAAAACAGGTAGACCCTAGGAGTTATAGAGGATGAGCATATATAGAAGGGGGGTAAAAAATGTACTTTGATACTGGAATGATTATTGGAACCACTATCGCGCTCGCAGGATCCATTTTCGTAATGATTATGGGACTGCGCCGTTCAATGGAACTGGAGCGAGTAATTAGAATCAAGAACCGAAGAATCATAGAACTAGAAGCACAACTCGACAAAGGAAAAAGAAAGGAAAGGGTTTAGTTCGTGAAGGTTGCGAAGATATCAGAAGAAGCGATAAAGCTTTATCAGGAAGGATTGGCTATTGAGACAGTTGCCGAAGAACTTGGAGTTTCTTACCGAACTGCAAGGAAGGCGATAAATCTCAATGGTGCAATAACAAGAGACCCTTCAACAAGGGTCAAGGGTCGGACAGACCCTAGAGGTGGGAAGAAGGTAACGAAGAAAAGATGAAACTAGAAAACATAGTTTGGACTGCGGTGATAGCCCTAGTCATGGGTGTAGCAACCATAGTCTCTGCCGTTTATGGAGACATGGTCTATACAACTGGCTTTGGACTATGCGCCGTGACATCAGCCCTGCTTTCATCAAGAGAAAGACGCTAGAGGTTGCATTATAGAGAAGTGGGGTAAAAGCCACTTCTCTGCAACTTTTTTGAGGCATTTTTGATTTTTTAGGGTTTCGTATGCGGATCCGTTGTTTTGTGCGTAAAAATCTTTTTTGAGACACACGCTCAAGACGACTTGACTGCTGGACTTCCCTGCATTTATGCTAAGGTTGTAATCAAGTAAGACAAGTGACATAAGGAGATATACGAATTAGACACTTGAAGTAAGGCTATCCCCTAAGAGGCGATGGTCGGGTTGGCTAAGTCAGCAACCTTGTCCCTGTACCCTAACAAAGGAAAAACCGAATGAACTATTCTCCAAAGCAGAAGGCAGAGAACCTACTGGCGATTATCTCTATGATGATTGTTTTCAGTTCAGGTGCAGTTGCCTTAGCAGTAGAGAAAGAACAAGAGGTTGTCGCAACAGAGCAAGTGGCAACTACAGATTTATCAGCGCGACAGGCGCTCGCAGTAGAGAAGAAGGAAGTCGAGAAGAAGCCAAAGCTTCGTCCACTTTCCTATTTTGAAAACAAGACCAGTCTTACCGATAAAGAGTTGGTAGAACTTTTGCAGGTCGTTGGCTTCAAAGGTCAAGACCTAAAGGAAGCATGGGCTATCGCCAAGAAGGAAAGCAATGGTAGACCCCTTGCCTTCAATGGCAATACCCTAACTGGAGACAATTCCTACGGTATCTTCCAAATCAACATGATAAATAGTTTGGGAGAAGATCGTAGAGAGAAGTTTGAACTAGACCATAATGCCGACCTATTCAACCCCGTGACTAATGTGGAAATTGCCTTCCATATGAGCAATGGTGGAGAGGACTGGAGTTCATGGCATATAGGAAAAGACGCTTATACTAGTACCAGTGGAAAACATTTCGCTAAGTTCAAAGAGTGGCTTAGTAAGTTCCCCGGAGAGGTAAAGTAAATGAGCGAGCAAGAAGAGTTGAAGCCTTTGCTTGGATCTTTAGAGCCAGTAGTTCCTGCCCCTGCCCCAGTCGAACCCGACATGAACAGAGCCGAACATGGATCAACAATGAAAACTGAAGAACCAAAGAAAGAAGCTAAACAAGGTAATACACCGAAATTGGCTACCGAAGGTGACAAGATTATTTATCAGTCTGCCTTGAAAGTAAATGCTTACGAAGGAAACTCCGAAAGTGTAAAGGTAGTTCAACTGCGTTTGGTAGAACTTGGTTTTGATACTTGCATGAACGACAAGTTTGGTCGTCTTGGTAATGGATCAGTAGAAGCAATAAATGCTTTTAGAAAATCAAAAGGTTTGAAAGAGTGCGGTTGCTTTGATGAAGAAGTTTTGGCACATTTGTTTGCTGGAACTAATGTCGGAGTTCGCCCTTAGTTATTACAACAAAAAACCCCCTGCCTTGCGGTAGGGGGCTTTTTGCTTTCTAGGGGTTATCCGTAAATGACTTCACCTAACACCGCAACTTGAAGAACTGCGTCACCGCAAATAGCGTCATAGTTGTCGAAGTCAAATAGATCCATGCTTACTTGATTGTTAGCAATAGGAAGAGCCTTGCCGAGTTCTTCGATTCCAATAATCTTTTCAGTTCTTTCTTCAGTTACTTCGTCAATAGCAACTAAGCGAACCTTGCCGATCTTGTCCCAGTCAGTGCCGTCCAAGTATTCAACTTCGTCCCAGTGAGTTCCGAAAGTTTCAAAAGCAGAACCGAATACTGAAGACCATAATTCTTGTTCATCTATTGTGATTGTGATTTCCATTTGTTTCTCCCTAGTGCGGTTTGTTTGGTTGTTTACCGCTAAGAGAATAGTAACCTACTTCCCTGCACTTTTGCAAGTTTTGTTGTGCGGTGTATCTAAAAAGAAAAAACCCCCTATTTCTAGGGGGTTAGTTCTTTGCGGTTACTTGGTTAGGAGAAGTTCCAAGATTTCGCTATCTGAAAGATTGCGGTAAGGGTTCTCATAAGAGTATTGGTTCTCTTCTGTAACCTTTACTTTTTCTACGGTTGCACTCATTTCCTTTGCGTTCTTTGCGGTTTGACTAATTAGATCACTTACACTTGAAGCAGTGTCTACATGGAAGTTGTAGTTTGTTTCTTTTGTGATTGTTCCATGTTCAGTTGTTTCAGTGTATTTGACAGTGATTGAGACTCCATATGACATTTGTTTGTTCTCCCTAGTTCTGTAAGTTCGTTTGACTTACAAAATAAATAATAGGCTACTTCCCTGCACTTTGCAAATCTTGGAAGGTCATGTCTTGGCTTTGACCAGTCAAAGCTTTTTGTTTAGTTACCAGGAAGTAATAAGTTTATTTGATGATAGTTCTTTAGAAGTCTAAGTTACTCATGAGTAAGTTAGTTTAGAAGATAACTTTTGTTTATAAATGTTTTTTCTATTAGAAAAATAAATTTTTGTAACATATTATTTTTTATTATTTCTGTAGGAAAAATATAAAGAGATCATAGGCATATGTCTATTAGATTTTGTAAATTTTTTACAGATTTTTAGGGCAAAAAGCAGGGGGTAAAAAAGCAAGTTAGTTTTAGAAAAAAAGCCCCGGAACGATTTTGAAAAAGTCGAAAATATACTGTAGCCGTCTCCGGGGCCAAAAGCAAAATATGAAAAGGTTCATATTTTCGCTTGCATCGTACAAGATTAGGATCCCTTCTTTAAATTCACCTTCTTTTAAGTCGCGTACAATTACTTTCATGGCCAATCACCCAAAGCTTCCTGTAGACGAGATGCACTATCTCTCTACTCTCACAAGGGTTGAGATGGAATCTCGCCTTCGTGCTCTATGGAAAGCTGGCTGGTCTCTTGCAGTCATTGGAGCGTCTTTTTCTCCCCCTCGCCCCAAGACCACCATCCACTTTTGGGTAAAGCGAGCACAAGATATAAAGCTCTCCAGACCTATCCCATCTCCTGCACCCAAGTCCTTAACCACTTCTGTGCCTACTAGGAATGCTCCTCGTCTCAGATCCATTTCTCCGGGCGTCCCTCCCGAGATAAGACCCCGTCTGAGGGAGTTGTCTGAGCTCTCCAAACGCTACAGAGCCAAAACCCGCCATGACAGCCCTCTAGCAGAGGCAAATCGTGAGTTGACCTACCTAGCCCAGCAGTTAAGGGCTCGTGGGGTCCCTACAGCCGCTATTGCAGAAGCAGCTGGTGTTACCTATCGTGCTATGGCAAGGCGGTTAAGTCAGTGATCAGAAGCTATAAGACGAAGAATGGCACTTATAGCGAGAACGATCTTGCCGTAATTGTTTGGAAGAACCCTAAAAAGACCAAGCGTCCTCAATCTAGACAGCTTGAGACTATGACTAGCCCTAACTCTCGCTACCCAATGGCCTTTCCACTTAAAAGTCTTACTCAGAGCAATGCTTTTAAATCAGCTAAACAGGTTAGAAGCTCTGACGAGTTCTTTTTGGAGATAGAAAATACCTCTAGAAACGCTCCAGTTCTACTGGACTTGCCTCTAGCTACTGTTACTCTTGGTTGGAGCGATTTTTATGTTCCAGAAGAGTTTGTAGAAGGGGACCTATAACTTTGAGAGCAGTTTCAGATGTATTTCCAGCAGTAGTTTGGCTTGCTCCAGCAGGTTCTGTAGGTCTAGACGAGTTAAAAATTCCGGGCCCTTCCCCAGAAGGTACTCGCAAGGTAGATCGCGTCCGAGTTGTTCTTCTCGGTGATAACATTTTGATAGCTCAGGACTCTCCAGAAGGCCCTAAACTAGTTTTCAAGGAAAAATACCAATACAGACATGTAGAAGACAAAGATCAAGCTGTCTTGACCGAGTCTGGAAAGGTTATAGCCTTCAAAAAGGATTCCAGCTGTGGGTGCGGGTCGCGTCTAAGAGGTTGGAACCCTTATGGGCAGAATAGTTCTGTCTACTCGAGTCAGGATCCCCAAGAATGATTGATATAACACTTTTACAGTTTGTGATTTTAGGTCTAGCTAGTTATAGAGTAACTCGTCTATTCACCAGAGACATGATTACTGCCCCCTTTCGTAATTGGTTTTGGAAAAAGTTTCCACCAGAGTCTTCTTACCTAGGCTACCTTTCCACCTGTGAGTGGTGTTTTAGCTTTTGGATTGCTGCAGGGTTCGTTGGAGGCTTCCTAATCGCTCCATCAGTAACTTCTATCATTGCTATAATTTATGCTGTATCAGCTGTCGCTGGTCTATTAACCGCGTATGAAGACAAGTAAGACTTCGTACTCCGTTGAAGATGACAAGGAGTTCTAATGGGTATCTTTACTAACGATAATCCAGAACAGTCATCTCCTCAACCGCAAAAGTCTTCACGCAAAAGAACTAGATCAACATTTTCTCGTTCTACACAAGTAGTTCAAGCTCCACCTACTACATCTTCAATCATTTCTGTTTTTAGCAATAATGCAAAAGCTGTTCCTTACTCTGCACCTAGATCTCTAACAGCTGCAGCGGCTCAAATAAAAATAAATGACAAGGGAGAGTTCGAGCAGTTCAGAATTCGTCGTGCTGCTGGCTCTAGCGCATGGCAAGCAGAAGCTTGGGAGTATTACGATGCAATTGGCGAAATTAAATACGCATTTAATTTAGTTGCATCTGTTGTTTCACGCATTCGTATTTACGCAGCAGCAATTGATGATCCATCTGAACAACCAGTTTCTGTAAGAAACTCAAACATTGTTGATCAAAGACTTGCAAGTGCAGCTGAGCGTGCTCTAGCTAGGTTAAACTCAGCATATGGTGGACAGGCAGGACTTCTCAAAGATGCAGCACTCAATTTGGCTGTTGCAGGAGAATGCTACTTGGTTCAAATGCCAGCTCGTCCAGGAGCTAACCTTCCTGAGTCTTGGGACATTCGCTCTGTTGATGAAGTAACTGCAGATGTTCGTGGTGGATTCAATGTCATTGGTCGTCGTGAACAATCAACTTCTTCACAAGGTTCTACTGCAAATACAAAATTAGGTAAGAATGCATTTATCGGACGCATTTGGCGTTCACATCCTCGTTTTTCAGATGAAGCAGATTCGTCACTACGCGGTCTTCTTGATCTCTGTGCCGAACTCCTTCTACTGAATAGGACATTCCGTGCGACTGCTCGTTCTCGTCTCAATGCTGGTGCGCTTTACTTACCAGATGGTCTTTCCGTCGCGTCGCAAGGCGATGCAGACTACCCCTACGATTCTGAGGATGGTATCGGTGCAGGGTTTACTGCTGAAGAAGCAGAGGACGAATTCGAAGAACAGCTAATGGATGCGATGACGACTCCAATTCGTGATGAGGAGTCCGCATCAGCAGTTGTCCCACTTATTATTAGAGGCCCTGCAGAGCTTGGCGACAAGATTAAGCAGTTTAAGTTTGAGCGTTCATTTGATCCAGCACTTGCACAACGTGCTGATCGTGTATTAGAGCGTATCCTTCAAGGACTAGATGTTCCAAAGGATGTTGTGACAGGTCTTGCAAATGTTAAATACTCAAACGCACTGCAAATTGACGAATCTTTATACAAGGCACACATCGAGCCACTTATGTTGCTTATTGCAGATGCATTAACTGTTGTCTATCTTCGTCCATACCTTCTTGCAAACGGTTTTGAAGAGTCACAAGTAAATCGCATTGTTGTTTGGTATGACCCATCAGCAATTGCAACTCGCAATGACCGTGCTGCAGATGCAGACGCTGGTTATGACCGTATGGCAGTCTCTGCAGACTCATGGCGTCGTGCTCATGGCTTCTCAGACCAAGATGCACCAACTCCTACAGAAGTCGCAGTTCGACTTCTACAAGAAAAGGGTGCAATCACACCAGAATTTACAGAAGCAATGCTTGGAGCTATTGCACCAGAGGTGATTAACAAGATCCGTGGTGCACAGCAAGCAGCATCTGTCGCTCCACTACCTCCAGAGGTAGAACAAGCACTTCAGCAAGCAGCAGCAGGGGCTGAAGCAGCAGGTATTGCATCAGAAGCACCAGCCGAAAACACAGAGGAGGCTCAGCAGTAAATGGCTGAAGAAACTTGTCCTCCCGCAACGCAGGATATTGCACTTAATCTTAAAAATCGTAAGAACGCAATCGATACAGCAATGTATGGACCGCTTAACCCTGCAGAACCAAACGAAGAGTATTGGACTGCACTTGGTTCTGAGTGGGGCGTTGATTCAGAGACTGCTAAGAAGCAAACTTGTGGCAACTGCGCTGTATTTATCCAAACACCAGAAATGCTTTCTTGTATTGAGACTGGTTTAACAGATAACTCAGATGAATTTGATTCAATCGATGCAGCTGGGGAGCTTGGATACTGCGAAGCATTTGATTTTAAATGTGCATCAGCTCGTACATGCCGCGCTTGGGTTGCTGGTGGTCCTGTGACAGCTGCAGCAAAGAAAAAGCGCACAATCTCTCAAACTCCAGCTCCAAAAAAAGATCGCATTAAGGGATCAAGCAAAAATAAAAAAGGTTCAGCATCTGGATCTCGCAAAATTAATTTTTCAGCATCAGTAGAGAAGTCTCTTCGTGAAAAAGTTGCAAAGCACAATGAAAAAGCTTCAAAGGGACGTCGTGCAACTCTAGGAATGTTAAAAGCCGTTTATCGTCGTGGTGCAGGAGCATATTCTGTTTCGCACAGACCAGGAATGACTCGTAATCAATGGGCAATGGGTCGAGTCAATGCATTCTTGCGTCTTCTTAAATCTGGAAAGCCATCAAACTCAGCATATGTCACTGACAACGATCTACTTCCGTCAGGACATCCTCGTTCAACAAAGAAATCAAACTCTGTGACCGCTGCAGCTGGCTTAGTTCCAGAAGAGAGCGATCTAGCAGAAGCGCTGATCGAGATTGCGGACAAATATGGAAAGTTCAATGAAGATGCCACAGGCATCTGGGCAGGATACACACCAGCAGCAGAAAATGATGTCAAAGGAATCGGAGTCAAGTGTTCTTCATGTGTTTTATACATGGGTAACGGCTCGTGCAGAATCATCGACATGGAAGTCGAAGACGAAGGTAAGTGTCGTTTCGCGGTTATTCCAGATGGCGTCGTTGATGTCGGAGTTCTCGAAGGTGAAAAGCTTGGAAATAACATCCAGTCAGAACAAGAGCTCGCAGAACTTTCAGAACAATGGAGCTACCAGCAAGAATTAGAAGCAGGTATCGGTAATTCAGAAGATTATCCAAATCCAGAAGATGCAATCCTTGCTCTAACAGAGTATTCAAATTTAGGATATGAAGCAGAGCATGCAATTCGTGCATCTTGGCTTCGTGCAGTCCGTAATGGAGAGGATCCATTCAAGAGAGCAGCTCTTCTAGCATCTCTAGGTGAAGAAAGCCTAGATGCAGACCTACTTCCTATTGACGAGGAAGAGTAAAAATGATTTTTAATCAAAGATCCTTATCTACCCGTGAGCAAGCTCGACTTATTCGTCGTGAAGTAATTGAGCTTGTTGATAAAGCCAACGAATTTTCTGTAGGATCTCGTAGAGTTAATCGCAAAGCTGCTTACAAAGTAATTGCACGTTCTCTTAGCCAATCCCGTGGACTTCCTTTCTCTATTCGCAAGCATAAAGCCATTACTGATCTTTCAAACTATATTTCACTTGCCAAGCACAACAAAATTATTGGTCTTATGGCAGACCACACAGATCTTCTTCCAATTTCTCATCCAAGATCTACAAAAATTCATGCATTATCAGCGTCTGCATTAGTTCAAGCAAAGATTCGTTGGTATACAGATGACCCAAGAATCAAAAATGATGACGTAAAATCACTTGTTGCTTCTGCTATGTCTGCTCCAACAGATTCTGCAGAGTACAAATACGCTTTAACTCGTTTAGAGAACATTCCAACATCAGAACTACCTCTTGAGACTCTTACAGCTGCTGCAAACCCTTACGCAGGTAAGAACTCTGCTGCAGCCCGTCGTGCTCGTGAAGCTGTACAGCTTTCAGACCGCTTCGAGCGCTGGATCGATATGTTTGGCTCTCTTAAGAAGCGCTCCACAGATGGTTTTAGAACTTATGTTCGTAGAAACGATGGAACAACACGAAGCCACTCAGGTGTTGTCCTTAATCAGA